CCCATGCAGCAGGCGATTGGAACGGAAATGCGGAATCGGGATGTGCGGGCCAAGATCTGGCGCGATACGGGTAACCGGCAATATGCGGATGCGCTGGCGCTGGTGATGGTGGTGATGAGGAAGCGTGGGTTGTTTGACTAACTAAGGAGGAAGAAATGGGCGTTGATTATGATCCAGTGTTGATGGTCGGGAAGGAGTTCGATAGTCCGGAAGAGGCTGCGGAATTCTTGCGCGAACATGGAATCGACCTGCCTGATGAGAATTCAGCCGAGATGGAGGATGGTCTTGGCGAATACTTGTATGGCAACGATCTGCACGGTCTTGAGTGGCAGCGATATAACGCCTACAGCTCATGGGATGGGGGCTGGCTCGGTTGGAGTCCAAGCGTTGAAGAAATCGATAAGTTCTCTAATCAGGTCAACGAATTCCGGCAGAGATGGAAGGATTTGTTTGGCGAAGAGTCGAGCCTGATTCATGCAGTGAAAATTTGGTAAAAATGCTTGTAAACCTCAAAACAATGTGCAAGAATTCGCGTGTGGGTGGAAAGTCACGCCCATAGCAAACGTAAGCCTCGCCTCGAAAGAGCCGGGGCTTTTTGCATTTCAGGAGCCAGCCATGAGCAAAAACGACCGCGTTAGAGAGCAGCTTGGCTGGAAGCTCAAGAACAAGTAGCAGCACAGAATTCTCCTCCCGTTGTTTGGGATTCGCCCGCCAGTGTGCGGGCTTTTTTATTTTGAGGCGCAGCATGCTGAAAATGCTTCGTGACCGCGTAATGGTCAAGCCGATCGAGCGTAAGGCAAGCCAAATCATCGAAACCGTTTTGCATGAGCGTTTCAACCTCGGCGAAGTCATTGCAGTCGGTCCCGGAAAGCTCAGCAAGCGCGGGAATCCGATCCCGCTTGATGTAAAGCCAGGCGACATTGTGCGGTATGGCGAGTTTCAGTTTCCAGAGTACCGGGAAGCCGGCATCAAATACCAAATCTTGCAGGAAGCGGACATAGCCGCGATTGTTGAATGAGCGACCAACTGCGCAAAGAACTGGATGAGGCAATTGATCGCCTCAAGTCAGCTCATACGCCGTTTGATTTGGAAAAAGCAATTGCTATTGCTGAGCTGGTCAAGCTGAAGATTGAGGTGGCAAATGAGTAACTTGGGTCGGCCAAGCTCATTTACGCAAGAGATTGCGGACGAAATATGTGCTCGCATAGCAGGTGGCGAAAGCCTGCGCAGTATCTGTAAGTCTGAGGGTATGCCTGGAATGTCTAGTGTATTTCGTTGGCTTGCTGATGACGACAATACAGCCTTTCGGCAGCAATACGCGCACGCGAGAGAGGTGCAAGCAGAGAGCATGTTTGAGGAAATGCTTGAGATTGCCGATGATGGATCGCGTGACACATACACAGACGAGAACGGAAACGAGCGCACTAACCAAGAGGTAATAGGTCGCTCAAGACTGCGAGTGGATGCTCGTAAGTGGGCGCTTTCGAAGATGCTGCCGAAAAAATATGGCGACAAGGTGCAGCAAGAAATCACCGGCAAAGATGGCGCTCCTTTGCTGACTGGTATCGAGGTTAAGTTTGTCAACTCAAACGGCTGAGTTCCCCGAAAAGCTGGCTTGTTTGTTTAAGCCGAACCGATACAAGGTTCTTTACGGCGGGCGAGGTGGGGCGAAAAGCTGGGGAGTTGCTAGGGCGTTGTTGATCATGGGGGCTAATCGCCCCCTTCGCATTTTATGTGCGCGTGAATTGCAGGCGTCGATCAAGGATTCGGTACACAAGTTGCTATCCGATCAGATTGATGCGCTTGGCCTTTCTGGTTTTTACGAAATTCAGCAAGCAAACATCAAAGGCGCGAATGGTACTGAGTTCGCATTTGCAGGCCTTCGATCAAACGTTACGCAGATCAAATCATTCGAGGGTGTTGATATTTGCTGGGTTGAAGAGGCGCAGACAGTCTCAAAAACCAGCTGGAATGTGCTAATCCCGACTATCCGAAAGGAAGGGTCGGAGATTTGGGTCACATTCAACCCAGACTTGGAAGAAGACGAGACTTATCAGCGGTTTGTACTGCGTCCTCCTGCTGGTTCTGTGGTTGAGAAGATCAATTGGTCAGATAACCCATGGTTTCCGAATGTGCTGCGCGATGAGATGGAGGCGCTCAAGGCTCGTGACGAACAGGCCTATCTCAATGTTTGGGAGGGTATGTGCCGGAAAGCTGTTGACGGCGCGATCTTTGCAAATGAGCTGGTTGTGGCAGAGCTGGAGAACAGACTAACAAATGTTCCTTACGACCCAAGCAAGCCGGTTCACTGCATTTGGGATTTGGGTTGGGCCGACAACGTAGCAATCTGGTTCCTGCAGATGGTTGGCATGGAATATCGTCTGATTCGCTACATGGAGGATAGCCAAAAAACTATCAGTCATTACTTGGCCGAGCGTCAGAAGTTTGGCTATGTGTTTGACACTGACTGGCTACCTCATGATGCTCAAAACAAGACGCTTGCAGCTAACGGCAAGAGTATCGAGGAAATAGTCAGGGCAACCGGAGCAAAGGTGCGCGTGATACCGCGCACATCGATTGTTGACAGCATTAATGCGGCGAGAACGATCTTCGGGGCATGTTGGTTCGATCGTGAGAACTGCGCAGATGGGATTCAGTGCCTGCGCCATTACCAATATGAGGTTGACCCTGACACGAAGATGTTCAGCAAGACGCCGCTACATAACTGGGCTTCTCATGGAGCAGATGCATTCCGCATGATCGGATTGATGGTTAAAGAACCGAGACGTGCGAAACCTCAAAAAACATTTGAAGTACCAATCGGATGGATGGGCTAAATGGCATTTGAACCACGCGACGCAGTAGAGTTCTTGCAGCAGGTAATGGATGCCGAGAGCGGCAACCGTGCCGATGCACTGGACGATCTGCGTTTCCGCTATGGCGATCAATGGCCAACTGAAATACAGAATAGCCGCCATCTCGAAGCGCGCCCTTGCTTGACCATCAACGAGACGGATTCGTACATCCGCCAAGTAACCAACAACCAGCGGCAGCAGAGGCCGCGCATCAAGGTTCATGCGATGAACGACATCGCTGATCCGAAAATAGCTGAGGTTTTGACAGGAATTACGCGCCATATTGAGGTCAACAGCAACGCAGACAATGCCTACGATATTGCATTCGATTTCGCGGCAACAATGGGCTTTGGTTACTGGCGCGTGGTGACTGATTACGTGCGCGAAGACTCGTTCGATCAGGACATTTTCATCCGCTCGATTCAAAATCCGTTTTCTGTCTACTTCGATAACAACAGCGTATTGCCGGATGGGTCAGATGCGCAGAAGTGTCTCATTGCGGACATGCTCCCGCTGTCACAATTCCGTAAGCTTTATCCGGGCGCAGATGACACCCAATTCACGGCTCGTGGTGCTGGAGATTTGAGCGCGGAATGGGTAACGAAGGACGACATTCGGATCGCGGAATATTTCTGTGTTGATCTGGTTAGAGACAAATTGGTGATGCTGTCGGACAAATCGGTTCTGTACGCATCGCAAATGCCCCCGTCTGAGGTGCTTATTCGTGCCGGCGTCGAAGTAATAGGAGACCGCGACAGCTTCCGCCGCTCTGTTATGTGGCGCAAGGTGACGGCTTCGGAGGTGCTGGAAGAGAAGAAGTGGCCAGGTAGATGGATTCCTGTTGTGCCAGTCTATGGTACGCAGATCATCATCGATGGCAAGTTGCGCCGTATGGGATTGGTGCGTAATGCGAAAGACCCACAGCGCATGGTCAACTTCTGGCAGTCAGCGCTGACTGAAAGCATTGCGCTCGCGCCGAAGGCAAAATGGCTGATGGCAGAAGGGCAGGACGAAGGCCACGAATCGGAGTGGGCGCAGGCAAATACAGCTGCTCGTCCGGTATTGCGTTACAAGCAGACTGACATTGACGGTAGAGACGCGCCACAGCCTATGCGCTTACAGCCAGAACCGCCGCCAGCAGGAGTGATTGAGGCGGCAATGGCTGCGTCGAACAATCTGCAAAAGGTCATGGGCATGTTTGACCCAGCGATTCGCAATACTCAGCCGCAGTCCGGAAAGGCGATTCGCGCCGAGCAGATGCAATCGGACAATTCCAATTTCCATTACTACGACAATCTAACGAACTCCATCAAGCACACAGGACGGATCATTCTTGATCTGGTGCCCAAGGTGGTTGATACCGAGCGCGTAATGCGCATCATCGGTGATGATGGAAAGCCGGACCTCGTAACAGTCAACCAGCCGCAGCAGGTACAGGATGAAACCGGACAAGCAGTAGAGCGCATCCTCAATGACGTAACGATAGGGCAATACGATGTTGAAATGGACGTTGGTCCTGGCTACAACACCAAGCGCATGGAGGCAATTGATGCCTTCAGCGGATTGATGCAGGGTCCGATGGGTGAGGAAATAGCGAAGATCGGTGGCGATTTGGTTGTGCGGCTGTATGACGCGCCAGGCATGGAGGCGCTTGCTGATCGCATGGCTGCCGCGAACCCGCTGTCGCAGATTGACAAACAATCTGACATACCGCCGCAAGCGCAAATGCTCATCAAACAATTGCAATCGCAATTGCGGCAGGCACAGCAGCAACTGCAAGCCGCTGCGCAGGAGATCAAGCTAAAAGCTGGCATCGTGCAGCTACAGGAAAATGCGGAGACACAGCGCGAACACATGCGATTGGCGGTCAAGGCTCACGACATCGAAACGGAAGATGCTGGATGGAAGCGTGACGTTGCCGCTCGTACAGCGACATCGCGCCATGACACTGAGACGAAGGCACTAACAGCGCAAAATGTCGCTGAGATTCGCGGCATGGTGGAATTGTTGAAGGCAAAACTCGATGCCGCTCAGTTTGAAAAGCAGGCTGATAGAGAAGATGCGCAATTGCGCGAAAAATCCAACGAAACCGAACATATTTAACTTTCGCTGGCATTAGGCAAAGCCGACGAATGCGAACCGCCCACGAGGCGGTTTTTTATTGCCTGCTACCGATGGCTTCATCGGGCTAAATCGTGGAGATCCCATGCAAGAAGCAAATGTTGTGACAAGTGAAAACGCGGCTGAATTTTACGCAAAGAAGTTGGATATTGCGCCTGCCCCCGCTCCTGCTGAGGCTGCGCCTGAAAAGGCAGCAGAGCCGGTAGTAGAGCAAAAAACTGGCCAAGAAACAACGGAAAGCGAGAAACAGTCGGATGAAGCAGGCAAGCAGCAAAATCCTAATCCGAAGCTGGAAAAGCGTTTTTCGGAACTGACCAAGCAACGTGAAGATGCGCGCCGGGAGGCGCAGCGGGAGCGCGAAGCAAGGGAGGCCGCAGAGCGCAAGGCGGCAGAGCTGGAAGCGAAACTAGCGCCGCCGAAAGCGGTGATAGAGGCAGATGCAAAACCAAGGCCAGATCAATTCACTGACGCTTTTGAGTATGCGGAAGCGTTGGCCGAATGGTCTACCGAAAATGCATTGAAGCAGAGGGACAAGGCAGAAGCGGAAAAGCGGGCAAATGCAGAGCGCGAAAAAGTCATCAAGGCTTGGAGCGAGCGCATTGAAACGGCAAAGAAGGAATTGCCGGATTACGAAGCCATGATTGCATCAGCAGATGTGAGCGTGTCAAACGAAGTCCGGGATGCCATTCTTGAAAGTGAGGCGGGGCCGAAAATCCTCTATCACTTGGCCGCTAATCCCGAAATTGCTGAAGCACTCAATTCCAAATCTGTTGTTTCCGCTCTCCGGGAAATCGGCAAACTTGAAGCCAAGTTGCTGCAAGAAGCGCCGAAGGAAGAAGCTGCAAAACCTGCTCCAAAAATATCTAGAGCGCCTGAGCCGATCAACCCGATTCAATCTGTCGGCTCGTCTGTTGATGTTCCCGTAACCAGTGACGGCCAATTCCACGGCACTTATGAGCAGTGGAAGGCGGCACGCAAAGCGGGAAAGATTCGCTGAGGCGCTCCAATCTCAATCAAGCCCGATTCGTCGGGCTTTTTTATTTGGAGCTTTAAATGAGTAACAACCTTCTCACCATCTCCAAGATCACCAACGAAGCGTTGATGGTCCTGGAAAACGAAACGACCTTCACTGCAGAGGTGAACCGGGAGTATGACGATCAATTCGCCGTAACTGGCGCAAAGATCGGCAACACGGTCAACGTCCGCCGCCCTGGTCGCTTCATCGGCACAACTGGTCCCGCATTGAATGTTGAAGACTTCAACGAAACTAGTGTCCCGGTTGTTCTGACGACGCAATTCCACGTCGATACGCAGTTCACGACACAGGACTTGGCTTTGTCGCTCGATGCCTTTTCAGATCGCATCATCAAACCGACGATGGCAGCCATCGGCAACAAGATTGACCGCGACGGTCTTGTGATGGCTACGCAGAACACGGCAAATACTGTCGGCACTGCTGGCACTACGCCTAACGCTCTGCTGACCTATCTGACCGCTGGTGCCTATCTTGATTCGGAGGCAGCGCCACGCGATGGAAAGCGTGCGGTCATCATCGAGCCTTTTACCGGCGCGGCAATTGTTGACTCTCTAAAGGGTCTGTTTGTGCCGGATGCGAAGATCGGCGAGCAGTATCGCAAAGGCCTGATGGGTCGTGATTCTGGCGGCATGAACTGGAAGATGGACCAGAACGTGGTTGCGCAAACATATGGCGCATGGACCACGACTGCCGGAGCCATTACCGTGAACGGGGCCAATCAGGGGCTCGCTACTGGCTGGGCATCTTCTACGACGTTGAATATCAGTGCAACGCAAAACGGCGTGCTGAACGTTGGCGACACATTCACGATTGCAGGGGTCTATGGGGTCAACCCGCAGAACCGCCAGTCATACGGCAAGCTGCGCAGTTTTGTTGTGAAGTCGGCTGTCACCCTGTCTAATGGAAACACCACCGTCACAGTCAGCCCCGCACTGATCTATGGCGGTCAGTTCCAGAACGTGACGATTTCGCCGGCCAACTCCGCTGTCATCACGCCATTCTCGATTGCCTCAACGGCTGCTGCTGCGGTAACTTCGCCGCAAAACATCCTGTTCCACAAGAACGCCTTCACCTTGGCTTGCGCCGATTTGGAGCTGCCGGAAGGTGTGCATTTTGCGGGCCGTGCAGCAGATAAAGGAACCGGCATGTCGGTGCGGATTGTCCGGCAATACACCATCAATAACGACAGTCTGCCATGTCGTTTCGATGTCTTGTATGGATGGGCTCCCCTCTATCAAGAACTCGCCTGTCGAATCGCCGGCTAATCCATCTAGCGCCATTCGTGGCGCTTTCCCATTTTAAGGAGAAATCATGTCCAATCCGGGACCAGCAAGCACAACCACTTATCAGGCTGTTGCGCCGATCGGTAATGTGGCAAAAGAGGGCGTTTTCCTGATAAGCCTTACGCCAACTGCGGTAGCAACTGTTACGACCGCAGCACAAAACTTCGCCTCAACGGGAATTGGCCTTCTGGTCGGCGACATCGTAAGCGTTGCTTTCCAGGGGGCGCAAACAGCAGGGGTAGGCGTTCTTGATGCCTATGTATCTGCCGCCGATCAGCTCACTATTCGCTTCATCAATCCGACTGCAGGCTCTGTTACGCCTGCTGCTGGAACCTATGCAGTGAGCGTGCAGCGCCCTAACGCATCGCCGTCCGTATCCAATCCGCAGTTGTCTTGGTAATTGAATTCCCCTGCTTCGGCAGGGGGTTCTAGGAGTTTCCATGCCTCAAACCAACGTACTGCGCAAGACTGGACCGACCACTGCCTTGTCTGTCGCGAACACATCGCATTCTGCGGTTGCAATTGCAGGCGTAAGTGATCAAACGAACTACGCGGCCTTCCTGAATACAGGAACGACAACGGTTGCTGTTCAGCTCGCGCAATCAAATCCTCCAGCAGCCGTTCTTCCTGCGGATGGGGCTAGTGCTGATGTGATCGTGCTGCCGCCGTCGATGACCATGCCAATGGTGGTCGCAGTGCCAGCCAATGGCTTTAGCGTAACGGCAATCGGTTCTGCTGCAGGCCCATCTCTCGTCTATATCACGCCTGTCGAATCGCTATGACACAAGCGCTTGACATCATCACGAACGCGCATATCGACATCGGTGCGCTTGCCCCTGGTGAGCCATTGGAGGCTGCTTCTGCTGCGTTCGCATTGACCACGCTGAATGACATGCTGGATCAGTGGTCAAACGATGACATGATGGTTTTCAATATCAATGAAATCATCTTCACGCTGACGCCAGGTCAGTATGTTTATACGCTTGGCGCGGGTGGTCAGATCAACACGACGCGCCCTCTTGGCATCGATAGTGCATTCGTTCGCGTTAATACGCTTGATTATCCAGTAGCGATCATCGACATCAATCAGTATGAAATGATTGGCTTGAAGTCGCTCAATGGACCATGGCCGCGAGCCCTGTACTACAACTCTGGCGTCCCGCTTGGCACCGCGACATTCTGGCCGAATCCATCGAGCGGCGAAATACACATGTTTGCGCAAACGCTGTTCACGGGTTTTGCAAATATATCCGACACGGTGACGCTGCCGCAGGGTTACAACATGGCGCTGCGCTGGAACTTGGCTGAATTATTGATGCCAAGCTTTGGTAAGTCTGATCCGGTGCAATCGGCAATGATTGTGAAGAATGCAGCCAATGGCCGCGCCCTGATCAAACGCACCAACATGCGACCGCAGCAAGTAGCGCGATTCCCTAGCATTCTTAATTCCAGCAATGCGAAAGACGCCGGCTGGATTCTGAACGGCGGGTTCGCGTAATGGCCGATTTTGGATTCGTTGGTGGTGCTTACGAGGCCCCATCGATCTATCAAGATGCGCAGGAGCTGATTAACTGGTATCCAGAGATTGACCCAACAAAGCCGGAAGGCGCACGTGGCGTAATGGCTCTCTATCCATGCCCTGGATTGTTGGCGAAGATAGCGAATCTTGTTGCGGCAGAAGTGCGGGCAATGTACGTGCTTTCTGGTGGCGCATCTATGCTGATAGTTGCCGGCAATGTGCTGTATTTGATGGATTCCTCATTCATCGCAACCAGCAAAGGAAACATTCTTTCGTCGTCCGGAATTGTGTCGATTACAGATAACGGTATTGATGCTTATATCGTGGATGGCGCAAATCGTTACACGTACAACATTTCAACCGGAGTGCTAGCTGTTGTTGCATCTACCGATGGTGCGTTTTCTGGTGCGGATCGCGTTGATTATCTCGATGATTTTTTCATCTATAACAGGCCAGGAACAAATCAGTGGGCGGCAAGTAATGCGCTTTCAAGCGTTACCAATCCGCTGAGTTTTTCCGCTGCCGATGCTGCGCCAGACAACCTTGTGACTTTGATTGCCGATCATGGAATCGTGTATTTGATCGGAGAAAAAACAACGGAATTTTGGACAAACGTCGGATCATTCCCATTCCCGTTTGCGCGCATACCGAATGTGCTGATGCAGCATGGCTGCGCAGCAAAAAATTCAGTTACTCGTTTGGGCGAGTCTGTCGCTTGGCTGGCAAATGATGAGCGCGGCCAAGCAGTCGTGATTCAGATGAACGGCTACGCGCCGCAACGTATTTCAACACATGCCGTAGAAAACGACATAGCGACGGGCGTTATTAGTGACGCGATTTGCTATTCGTATCAACAGGAAGGGCACGAATTTTACGTAATGAACCTGCCGACGCAGGACAAGACGTGGGTATATGACCTGGCAACTCAGCTTTGGCACAAGCGCGCCTATCGAGACACGCTGAACGTTCTGCACCGACATCGTAGCAACTGCGCAGCAGTATTCCAAGGCCTGAATCTGGTTGGCGATTATACAAACGGCTTGGTATATGCGCTTGATCGATCGACATACACAGACAACGGCGACGCAATTCTTCGTATGCGTAGATGCCATCACATCACAGATGAGTTGAAACGCGTTTATTACGAGGAATTGCAGATTCAATTCCAGCCTGGTGTTGGCCTTTCGACGGGCCAAGGATCGGACCCGCAAATGATGCTGCGTTGGTCGAATGATGGCGGGGCCACATGGTCCAGTTATTACCCAGTGGCGATAGGAAAAATAGGCAAATACAAGAACCGTGCCATTAAGCGGCGCATGGGCGAGGCCAGGGACAGAGTCTTTGAAGTGACCATCACTGATCCAGTAAATGCAGTGATTTTGTCGGCAAATCTGATTACATCCCCGGCTGCACACTAATGGTCACGTTTCAGCTACCGATTCCGCAAAGCCCAATTTGCGACCCGCGTACCGGGATTATTTCGCGTGATTGGTATCTGTTTTTGAACAGCTTTTATCAAGCTGCAGGATCAAGTACGGGCGGCACGGTAACAAGCAATGACACACAGCTTTTGTTCTCTCAACAGCGTGTGGTGCCAGCAGAAACGTCGAACCTTTCGCAGCGAATCAGCGGTATTGAATCTCTGCTTCTGATGATGCGTGATGAGCGATCGGAAATCGAAACACTGAAAAAGAGAATCGAGCAGCTTGAAATTCTTCTGCTTGCCAGAGAAAGAAGTTTTGGCGCGACAGTATCTGCCAATCAGCGCGTATCAAACGGTCGCCTAGACGGACCATAAGGAAACACATGGCACTCACATTCATCAAGCTGTTTCAGCCGCAACAGCTTCCCATTAGTACGCCTGCCGTTATCTATACGTGTCCGGC